ACGCTCTATCTCAAAACGTTGGTTTTCCACCGTCTGCTTGTCGGTGGAAACGCGAATATATCCGTAAATCATAACAAATTATAATTAAACTGTTTATAAACTAATTCTAAAACCACTAAAAAATACCCGGTTAAGCTACAACTTAACCGGGATAATTTAATAGAAGTAAAAGAACATTAAATAGAGGTACTTTTTACATCGGAATTCTCCACCCATACATTGAGATATGTCCGTATGGCAACATCTCCGTTATTTTTGTGAATTAAATCGCCAACCACCCATTCTCCGTTGTTGAGGCGCTTGCCTCTGAATTTGATTTCACGTTCCATAATCTATTTTATTTAACTCAAACTCATAAACTATTACCCAAGGATTATTCTGCCACGTCCCTTTGCCGGAAACCTTGTCGATGAGGGAGGCAAAGGCGGCGCGGGGACTGTCAAAATCAAAATAAAAACCTTCTTCTCTATCCGGTCTTTCGAAATAATACACTCCGAGTTCTTCGATGTACTGCACGCCCTCTCTGAGACACTCGCTATCCGAAATATCCTGCAACCGCTCGCAGCGGACATCCGTTATGCGAATTTGGTGAGGCATAAGTTCTGCTTTGGAGAACATCTTATTCTTCCAGCCGGGCAGATTTGGTATGGCTTCCAATTTGCATCCATATGCCTTTGAAAGCTGAAGCAAGAACGTATTTACGTCTGGATGCTTGTCAGATATGGATTTATAACTTTGCGCCACGGCTACGATATCGCCAAGTTTATATTTAGTATTATAGTAATAGCCCGCTTCAAACCATCTTACGCCGTTGCCACAATACTTGCAATATATACCGCCTGTATCTCGCTCTACCTCCAAAGCCATAGGCTCATCCGACCAATAAGCCCCCCAGTAATTTTTGTGATTGGCGGTGCAATCCTCCGGCATTGGATTAATTAACCGCCTCGTCATGGTTTTCCGCCCATCGATAACCGCTTGCGTGAGGCCGTAACGGTCGTTAAACATTATCTTTTTCATAGTTTCACTCGTTTTACAAAAGATAAGCGGGAAAGCCCACGACTGAAGTCGTGGGAGTATGTCAATCCTTCGCCCTTCATAATCGCGGCTTCCTTTGCGTTCCTCGCCCCGCCGTTCGGAACCGCGAAAAGAAGGCGGCCTATTTTCGGGTACTGCAACCGGAACCAAGTAACGCAGTCCTTCTGTATTTGGCTTTCTATATGTCGCATTTAACCTTTGTTTTATACCAAATCTTATGTTTTTTACACGCTATCGCATTGCGACTTTTTATTACGTTCTGTAACTTGCAATGGTCGTTATTGCTGGTTGCATCTCGTTCAAGGTATATGCAACTCCAACAATGTCTTTTTTTGCTTTGTCCCATAAATTTTATTCTTTTTCGTTTGACATACTCCCACGACTAAAGCGCGTGGGAGTATGTCAACCTTAAGGTAGTCGAGTATCCATTGTTCATTGTTTGTCAGCTTCATACTCATTGTTGTTATTATTGTTGTCATTATTGTAGTACGAGTTAGCATCGAATCCGCACCAAGTGCATATTCCGGACAAAACGTTCATGCAATAATTCTCGCGGCCGCATTTCGGACATCTACAGAGTGCTATACGCCCCGTTGTATCGCTCCACCACAACCCGCGCGGAAGATTGGATTTATCCTTAGATTCATTTTTCATAGTTCACTCTCCTCTATCGGTAGCCGAAGCCCCGTATCCGTGGCCGTTTCGTGAATCGTCACCAGCCCTTCCTCCGCCATCTCCCGAACGACCGCTCGAAATTCCTCCAATGTACATGCCTTGAATACGGCCAGATAAATATTGTCCTTGATTATCAGGGCATCCGTAGGCTCTATGCGGTCGAGCACCTTCCGTTCCCACACTTCCCAGACGCGGGAAAGAATAGCGGCCTTCAGGTTATCTGCGGTAACTTTCATTTTCAAACGAAATTCGGTCGAACATCTCCTCAAACCGGTCGGTTATCCTTGCCCCATAGCGCTGCTCGATTCCCTCATCATCCAGATTGCTCGTGATGATGGTGAGCTGCATCCTGTCGTACCGCCGGAATATCGCGTCGGCCACCGGCGTTGCCTCCGTGCCGTAGTGCTTCACGGTTGCCGGTTCACAGCCCATATCGTCGATGATGAGCATAGGCGCATCCACGATTTCCGCATAACGGCTGTCCGTTACCGGAATCCCGGCCAAATGCACGGCGGATACTTCCGTAGCAAGCGGCACGTTTCGGACTATCCGTTCGGCCTCCAGCCCCTCCTTCTCGGTCAATCGCCAAAGTCCGTAGGCCAGCTGCTCCTCTGCAGCTCCGCGCACGGTGAGCAGAAAAAGCCTCATTGCCTTTGCCAGCGTCGTCTTGCCGTTTCCCAAGCCTCCGTAAAGGAGCAGCCCGGGCCTGTCGCTCCCGGTAAACCACTGGGCCGCCTGCCGGATGTGCGCCGCAGTAGCCTCGTCCCGGAGGAACTCCCTGCCCCGGCCGGAAATGACCGCCGAATACGCCGCCGTAAGGCCTCCTATCACCTGTACTGCCGAAAAAGGCAGCCTATAGCGTGCTCCGACGTTTTTCCGGACGCCCAACTGTTTTAGTGTCTGTTCGTAAAGATTCATGCTCTTTTTCTCTTTTGGCGCAATTTTTCTCTTTTTCCCTTCGTGCCCAAGTGCTTAGGCGTAGACCGAGCTCCCAGGTCGGCTGCAGTTCGTACCGCATTTTCGTCCCTGAGCGGTTCAGCTCTGCCCAGTACGCATAGAAGTCGCGTATCATCTCCCGGCCATAGGTGGCCACGTAGGGAACCAAAGAATCGTGAAAAACCTTTTTCCTGTCGTTCGTAGCGGCGGCAGCCGCGTCTTTCTTTCCTCCTACACCGTCAGGTGTAGGAGTTTCTTTTATTTCTTTCTTTAATTCTTTCTTTTTGGTTCGCGTCTGGTTCGCATCTGGTTCGCGATTGGTCCGGTTTGCGGTTCGCGATTGGTCCGCAGACCACGGTAAACTGCTGTCAATAATATTATTATGCGGTTCGGTTCGCGGTTCGTCGCTGGTTTTTTCGCCGGTATGCCTGTCTGTAACCAAGGGATTGTAAGTATCATAATTACACAATCTTATAACGGTCTGGCCGTGCTCCTTTCTCGTTTCTATCATTCCCTGCGATTTAAGCATATCCAGAAACCGAGTCACTTTGCCTGCACTCCATCTCCAGCGATTCTCGAGAAATCTTCTGCTCGCGGCAAGTTCTCCCCTTCGGCTCTCTATCGCCCGTCCATCGAGTATGATGACCCGTTCCTCTATTCCCGCAGCTTGTATCAAATCAAGCCACGCTTCGGCACGTGAATACTCACGGGGTTCGACCCATAAGGGATTTGCGAAAAACCGCCTGCTAAGCATGATGTAACCTTTATTCTCCATATCTCACCGTATCCCATAAACCAACATCGCCGCATCCCGGCCATGCGAAGAGGTAATGCCTGCGTACCCCGTGACCGTCCGGAATTGTTCGGGCGACAGTTTCGTGCGGTTCCGTTCGGGCGCCACAAATTCGGCCGTAACGCCATTCTCCCGACACCAGTCCTCCCACACCGTAGCATCCCGGCACACGCTTCCCGCCCCTTTCAGCCGCTCGCGGCCCGTGGCACCGAACCACCGCCGCTGCCGGGCGTCCTCTATCCGCAGCCGTACCGGCCCCTGCTGCATGTACCCGCGAACCAGCTCTATAGCCTGCGTAATCGTTACCGTGCGCACGGCAACCAACCGCCGCCCGTCCCATGCGGCAAATCCCGTATGCCGTCCTGTATCAATTCCTATCCAAATCATCGCCTATGCCGTTACATGTAAATAGCCTGTCGCGCCGTCTCTTTCTCGATGACGCGCAGAAAATCCGCCTCATCCGGTGCGGGAAGGTAGATGCCGCACTCCTTGGAAGACCACGCCCGGAACCGCTCTATGGCCGTTGTCAATTCCGCCGTCGTCACGTCCCGCGTACTGCGAAGCCGCTCCACCTCGCCCAGAAAGCGGTCGGGGCGGCGGACGCAGAACAAATCCGCGTTGCACAACCGCTTGAAGTACGCCTCCTTGACGAATTCCAATGTGTCTCCGTACTCCAGCGCGAACCACCCTAAAAGCAGGTGGAGATACTTATTCTGGCTCAGCGTGCGGGGGCGACGTTCGGAAAGTTCCACCCGCGCCCCAGTCCGCTCCAGTGCCGCGCACCGCGTCCGAAAACGCCGCATGTCCGTATCATCGCTCAGGTCGTACAACATCGCAGACCGTTAAAATGGAAGGTCGTCGTAAGTGCCGCTCCCGCCCTTGCCGTTGTTCTGCCGCGGGTACCTGTCGCCGTTGTTCTGGCCGGAGTATTTGCCGCCATTCTGAGTGTCGTCCTGTTCGTCGAACACCTGTACCGTGCCGTCCCATGCCCCGGTGGGGATGGCGTCGATTCTCAGAAATTCCGCGCCCGAATCCAGATAGAACGCCTTGCCTATCGTCTGCCACCGCGTCCGCTTCTGCCCGTCGCTCGTCGTATATTCGTGCGGCACGACTAAATTCCGCCTATTGACCACTCTTGCCATAACTGTCTATTTTATTCGCAAATTATTCCTTGTTTCGAGTCGGGCGCCGGGAACATCCTCTCCGCCCTTAATCGCCTGCGCTATCAGCTTTTTGTCTGCCGTGCGGGTGGTTTTCGTCACCACGTAATGCTCCGGCAGTGCCGCCTCGTCGTCGATGTGTACCGCGGTGGATGCATGCACGGAAAGAGCGTATTTGCCCGCGGCCAGACGCCTCACGTCCAGCGCCACGAATGCCTCCGCCAGCCGGCGGCGCAGTACATCGGCGCGACGCACGTAACTCTTGCGCAGCTTACTCAACCGCTCTTCCTCCGTGCGTATGGCCGCCACGTTTGCCTCCGCATCCAGTATCGAGGCCGCGTAATCCTCCGCACGCGCTTCCAGCTCCGAGGCATTGATTTGCAACTCCTCTTCCAGTTCCGGGGTCAGCTCCCCTTCTGCCGCCTCGATAGCATCGTTCAGACGCATCTGGGCGGCGGTGATGTTATACAATGATTTCATGATATTTTCTCCTGTATTTTTTTATATATATCGTAAATCCCTGCTACGTGCTGGAGTTCTTCTTTCGTTATCGTGTACGTATTTTCCAGCAGCCCGTATAAGCTGAACAGATGTCCGGACGCTGACGCTTCGCTCTCTTTCTTGGCTATCCACCGGCACAGCATGTCGCGGGATATTTCGTCGTCCAGCTTGGAGGCGATGAACACCGGACGAGGGGAAGGAGTCGGGTGCACTGCCTGTGAGGGCTCAGTCTTGTCGCCCTCCTGCGCATCGCCCGGTCGGGCATCCACGTCGTCCTCGTCAGTCGGAATGTGGAAAAACTTCATCAGGAAGTACCGCTCCCCGTAGGTCATCGCACTGCCGGCACCCTTATCCCAGTCATTCTGGCCGTTGGCTGCCCATTCGCATACCTCACGCTCCCCGCTCTCTGTATCTATCCACGTGAAGCGCATGCGCAGACACGTGTGCATCTCAGCTTTCGGCCGCGCGTCCCTGCCTACCGTATAGTCCGTGCGCGTGTTCGTCACTTCGAGGATTTCAGACTTGAGCAACAGTCCCAGCTCGTCCATTTTCGGGCGAACGACGCCCAGCAGCTTTGCCCCGGAAACATAGCGGTAGTTCCCCGTACCGCCCGTGCTGTCCGGAAGCAGCCCACGTACCGATTGCTGTAGCTCAAGCAACTTACCCAATAGCTTTACGTTTTCCATAACTACTATTTTTTGATTAAAAACCTTTATTTTACGCCAGCCCGAACTTCACGCGGATAACATGCGCTATGGCCAGATATTCGCGGGCATACTGACTATCGCCGTGCGTATGCCGTACTTTCGCCTCGAAAGCCTCTATATCGCCGTGGAAACAGCCGCATGTTATTTCGACACCGCCGTCCGACGTGCGGTAAGCGTGCGTATGCCTGCCTATGCTGCCGAATACGTCGAATCCGCAGTGGTCGTCATTGCCGGACACCCGCGCATCGCCGGACACCCGTGCATCGCCGTACACCCGCGCATTGCCGTACACCCGCGCATTGCCGGACACCCACGCATCGCCGTACACCCGCGCATTGCCGTACACCCACGCATTGTCGGACACCCGCGCATCGCCGGACACCCACGCATTGTCGGACACCCACGCATTGTCGGACACCCACGCATTGCCGGATAGGTTGTCCTCTTTTTCGATGAATCCGCCCAAGTCGCCAGTTTTGGCCCATTTGCAGTCGCGCGTACAGCGTATGCGGTGGAGGGTCTTGCCGGCTACTTCTATCGTTTCATCGGTCAGCTCGAAATGTTTTTCCATTTTCCTGTATTTTAATAAACCTTTGAGGGGCCGCGGGAGTCGAACCCGCCGCCGGTGTCGGACTGCCGGCCCACATGCCCCTTTCTACCTACAGCCGCTCGACGTCCTGTCTATGGAACTCGTTGGCATAGTTCCTCAACTTCTCGAGAATCTCCAGTTCGTCGGCATCGGCATTACCGGCATTTTTTATCCAACTTAAAAAATGAAAACACAACTGGACACGCAGCCGTCTGTCTGTGCGCGCCGCCAGGGAACCGCACCACAATGGGAGGCACGACAAATCCAGGTCGGCACCGCGCAGGTCGGCACCGCGCAGGTTGGCGTCGCGCAGGTTGGCACCGCTCAGGTCTTTAGACACGACCAAATCCCTTAAATTATCGTCCATACTTCCTATTAATTAATTGATAATTAAGACTATCTTAAAAAACCCGGCGCGGCTCCCGCGTGGCCGGGGCTAAACTAAAATCACAAACAATATGAAAAAGTACCTAATCGAAATAGTCCTCAGCTCCATCTATCTGCGTCGGGTCGAAGTCGCAGACAGCTACGGGCCATTGCAAGAAGACGCGCTCGTCCCTGTACGCTTCCAGCGCCGCGGGCATTTGTCGGCATTCCCAGGAATCGAGGCGGACAACGCCGCGCCATGCCGGGCCATCGAAATACGAAGCCTCCGGGCCGTCGTCCTCTGTGTCGCAAAAGACCTCCACCGTGCCCTGGAGCAGCACCAGCCGCTCCTCCGGCCTACCCGCCGCATCGGGCACCGCGAAGAACTCGGCAAAGGGGTATGCACCCTCGCGCCGCAGGCCGTACCGGAACCTCCTCTCGTCCGTCCGCTGCAGCAGCTCGTCGATAATCTCCCGGTAGTCCGATGACGTGAAGTCGCGACCCGAAAACCGAGGAGGTATCTGAGACGATACGGATACGTTGTTACTATTGTTCGCAGTCATTGTTCTTTAATATTAAAGAATTCTTAAACAGCCTTTTTGCCCGATATACGAGTACCCCGAATATTAGGAAATCGGTGCTAGTGCCACACACTACCAGTTCATCGCCGTCCTTACGCACGAGCGGGAGCGTGACCTTTAACAAAAACACCCGTTGCCCTTCATTATACTTCGGTGTGCCGACGTAAATATTTCTTTCCATTGGGAAATGTGTTTGTTTGAGAGTGCAGCAGGATTTGCACCTGCGAACGCCTGCTTACGGTAATCGTCTTTTACACAGGCTACATGCTGCTCGCCTTGTCGGGCATAATTACCACATGGATATAGCGTGTACTCCCTCGCCTTGCACTCTTTGACTATTTAATCATAATCCTCCCACTCGACAGGAACAGTGGCGATGCGTATCAGACTTAACTCTCTGTACTCTCCGCTATTGACCGCATCATCGTAACTATCAAACAAATTACCGCTTTCGTATAACCTATTCCAATTCGGTGATAATCCGTTTTTCACGCTCGGATAATTCCAGGACGATGACCGTCGCTTGCTTCGCCGCCTGCTTCGCCGCCTGCGCCTGTTCGTAAGCCTCGATTTTTCGCGCCGTGGCCTTATCCGAAAGGAGATATCCGCCTCCATAAATACCTCCCCCTTTCTGGTTATCGAGTTTGTGGAGCCTTCGACATTCTGACGCCCGCACCTCGAATTTGACGTAAGGGGCTATCTTGCCCAACAATGCGGCGGATACCACATTGTCCGGGTAAATGTATTTTGGCAAAAGTCGTCGCTTCGTTTTTGCGGCATTTTTGATGCGGGCGTGCAAGTCGGGCGCGGTCATAATACGAATGTCGCCGAAAAGGTTGCTGGCAAACGACGTATTGACGCATGCCCCGTTTTCGTATGTCACCCGAGCGTCGCACACTATGCCTGTCCAATTCATGCCGCCCGGACTGAGCAACGTCAGATGCGGCGCGAACAGAAAAAAGGATATGTTGCGGGACTGAAAAAATCGGCACACCTGCGTAAATATCGAAAAGGGAGGATTATCGACCACCACGCAGCCGTCCGGATAATCGTAATGCTCGTAATCGCCGCCCGGCCAGAAGGGCCGCACGATTTCCCGCCCTTCTATGTCAACATTTTCCCGGAGCCATCCAAGGACAGCATCGTAAACCGGATGTGGCGTGTAGCAGTCATCCGTCGTTTTTCGGGGCTTGAATTTCGCCACAAAACCGTCATAATCCTCGTGTATCTCCCGTCTCGATTTACGGGCCATAACTGTGTCCCGCCGTGGTTCATCGGCGAAAAGAGAACCTTGTATTCCTGCGTAGCCGTTATATACGTAACTCATAGTCTACTCTTCCCAATCAATACCTATTTCGTTATTAGATAAATAATCCTGTTCATAATCCACCGGGCCTGCATTTCCAGCCGGTAACGAAGACGCGGACGTCTCTCCAATACGGTAATCCCTTCCATATTAATTTCATTTTAAACCTGCGGAACCGCGGGGATTCGAACCCCGACCTCACCCCAAAAATCTACCGAAAAAGGTGCGTGCCCATTTACACTTCGGTTCCATTTCACCGCGGGCCTCGCGGATGACGGTGAAAAAATAATAACCTTCTTTTCTGACTATGGAATAAACGGTTTATCGTTCATTTCTCCAGTATCTTTTAAGTTCCTTGCCTGTAAAAACCTTCCTGCCTTATCGTTTAAGACATTCTCGTAACAACAACTATCCGTTGTCCGAGCCCCGACGTGTGTTTGCTCGTTGTATATCTCCGGTCTAAATTTTGCGAAACCAGATAACATGAAGTTTTTATCGTGGTGTACTTGCATTCGGAAAGGTTGAAAGCAACAGCCTGCCCCACTTCAAGCGCCCGTATCTGCCCCATCACATTGCCGCGAGTTATGTGTTCTTTGCTCATTCCCATATGTTTATTATACTTGTATATATACCTTTGATTACAGGGACAAAGATAAAGCATTGCTTTGAATTTTGCAAATAATTCGAGGCATTAATTTAAGACAAATAAAGCATCTCCGCTTATTATATATAATCCCGCACTAAGCGTATAACTATTTGGTATTTAATGTAAAAGCCCACGTAAAAAATGCCAGGTGACAAAAACGTGCCAAAATTTTCTCTAAAACCCCCGGCGGGGTGCACTATTTTTCTCTAAAAACCCCCGGCGGGGTGCACTATTTTTCTCTAAAAACTCCCGGCGGGGTACTGGTATCCCCGTAACGCTCTTTCATCAGCTGGAGAGCCTCTTCGATGAACGCACGGCGAGTGGGGATGGCGTGTTTTTTCATGAAATCCCGCAGCTCGGTTATTTCTTTCGGCTGAAGAAAAAAACTAATACTTGCTCCTCGAGGGCCGTCTATCGGTTTACGGCCGGCGCCGGGACGGTAGCCGCCCCGGCCGTCTTTCTTTTTTTTCTCGGTCATCGGCTATTCGCTTTTCGTAATCTTCTGCATCAACGCTACCGTGCCGCGGGCCGCACGAAGTGCGCTTATGAAGCGTTCCGCCCCCGCCTCGCCCTGTGCATCGACCATGCGCTCCCGCTGGGAGAGGGCCGTCCGCAGTACGTCGTCTATCGCGGCTATTTGTTCATCGTATCCGCCGCGACCGCCGCCGACCGCTTCCATTTCTCCGAAAATATATGCTCTTAGCGCTTTTTTCAACAGCGGCGGCACCCCATTCGGATGCGTCAGAGGCGTATGAAAATATTCGACAACCTCCAACACGACCGTCGTCGAATCCTCGAACGTCTTCGTGATGAAAGTTTTGCCTTCTGCCTGCAACGCTGCGATGTGTGCGTCCCGGCGGCTTTTCGGCAAAAGATAGCCACGGGCGATAAATCCGACCTCCTTGTCTGTACAGACAACGAAATCGTCGGTAAACCGAGCCGCCGGAGAACGGCGGCTGCGGTCGATGATGAATGCTGGATAATTTTTCGGCATAATATTAAAAATCTGTTGACGTCAACAACCTTTGATATTCTTCTTCTTCGTCCGAAGTGAGCGGATTTATTTCACGACATTGATGCAGCCAGAAAAGACGTGCGTCGTCCTCGCTCATTCTCGACCTCACATCTTGCGGCGCCGAGTATCTATTATTGAACAAATCGACAAAATAATTAGTAAATGCTTCGTTCCCTTCACGTCTGCGAAGTATCTGCCCCTGCTGCACTTCACGCGACGTCATCGTGCGGCAGATTGTCTGACCGTCGTTTGTGTGGAAGAATACGCGGCCGCTTTCCTGATTCTCGTTGATTAAACGAATGTCCGATGCTTTCATATCGTTGTCTGTTGTTTGATTGTCAAATTCTTTGTCGTTTTTAGATTCTTCGGCGGTTACCTCCTCCGCCTCGGCCGGTTCTGCGGCCTGCTCAGCCTCATTCTGTTCGGATGCCTCAATCTCTGCGTCGAGCGCGGCCATTTCCGCCTGCTCCCATTCGCGGTATTCGGCTATCTGCTCGTCCGTAACCTTCATCATGGCGAAGGCAACGCACCAGCGCTGTTTTTCGGAAAGGCAGATATTGTGATGCAGAGCCTTGTCGCAAATGTCGGTTACGAATCCCTGACCGTATTTTGCAACGATTTCGAGAATGCCGTTCACCTCTATTGAGTATTCCCAGATAGTATAGTTTCCTGGATAGTTTCTTGTCGGAATGCAGTCAATCAGATTGAAAATTGCGCGAACGTTGTTTTTTGCGCGAAGGTCAGAAAGATTGTCGTAGAAGTTTTTGAAAGTTTTCATATTGTTCTCGTTTTGAGCCCGGCGGCTTGGTTTTGGTTTTTAATTACACTACAAAGGTAGTAATTAATTTTGAAAATGCAAATCTTTTTTTCAAAAAAAAAGATGCCTGCTGCTGCATTTTTTCGCTCATAATTATTGTTTTTATTTGTATTTTTGTAGTAAATAATAAGTTAAAACAATGGCAAAGTATTCTCCGGAGAAAATAGAAGAATGTGCCGCATGGGTACGCCAAAACGGGCTGTCTGAATACGGCGGAGGAACGCTCGCCGATATGTGCAGGTCGTGCGACATTAGTGCGACTACGTATTTTGACTGGATGGAAAAATCTGAATTTTCTGAAGCTATAAAAAAAGCGAAAAAGGAATACCGCGACGGATTGGAAAGACGAGTAGTGCGCTCTCTTGCCACAGCCGCTGAGGGTTTTGAATGGACGCAAATTGTTACACAAAAGACGGGAAACGGAGTGGTGAAACAAATAACCGAGAAGACGATGCGCGAAGCCCCCAATGTAGCCGCATGTATTTTCCTTCTGACAAATCTCGCCCCGGAAAAATGGAAGAACAAGCAATCGAGCGAATTGGCCGGCCGCATAGACATTAATCAGATAACAGGTATGAAAGTGATATGATGACAGTTTTTTGGATAATATTACCGTTCGCCGTAATCGGTCTGGGGGCCGTGTGCGGTATTATCGCTCCGATAATATATCGCCGTATCGTCGGTGGATGGGAGGCTCACTTATTCAAGCGCTGGAGACGTCTTGAAGCGAGATACAGACGGAAATATGGAACTGACGTTTGACACGCGCGGAAATGACAAGCAGAAAGAATGCGCTCGGCTATGGTGCGACAACTCCGTAACGGAAATACTTTACGGAGGCGCTAAAATGGGCGGAAAATCATATCTCGGATGTTCTTTGATATTTGGAGATGCGCTCACGTATCCTGAAACGTACTATTTTATTGCGCGGCAAAATCTCACCGACCTCGTGCGTTTTACAGTTCCGTCTATTCATGAAGTTCTGAATGCATGGGGGGTCGATTCTTCGCAGTATGTGACGTACAACGGGGCATATCACTATTTCGAGCTGTATAATGGTTCTCGCGTGTATTTGATTGAAGCAAGTTATAGGCCTTCCGACCCGCTGTACATGCGGTTCGGCTCGATGCAGATGACGCGCGGATGGATTGAAGAGGCTGGAGAATTTTGCAGGGCGGCCAAGTCCAACCTTATGGCTACTTTGGGACGCAAAAATAACGAACGTTACGACCTGTCAATAAAATTGTTACAAACATGCAATCCGTCGAATAACTATTTGTACAACGATTATTACAAGCTCTACCGCGACGGGACATTACCGTCGCACATCCGTTTCATCCAAGCGTTTATTTCAGACAATAAGACGGCTACGCAGGAATACATCGAAAATCTGCGACAAGCTCTTACCCCCGCAGAACGAGAGCGTCTGCTGTACGGACGTTGGGAGTTTGATACAGACGCGAGATTACTGGTAGATTATGACGCCGTATGCGACGCATTTACAAACGATTTCGTGAACGAGGGTGACCCATATATATCGGCAGACTTGGCCGGAGGCGGACGCGATACGTGCGTAATAGCTCTGTGGCATGGCGACGTCTGCCGCTTTCCGTTCGTGAAAAATAAGACGGGCGGAAAAGATATTGAAACAGCTATACAGAGAATTGCGACAGAAAATAACGTGCCCAGGTCGCACATAGTGGCTGACGCGGACGGTCTGGGATTTTTTCTTGAGAGCTATATGCGCGGCATAAAGGAGTTTCGCGGTGGTTCAAAAGCAATACATGACACATACGCTTCGCTCAAGGCCGAATGTGCATATAGATTGGCCGAAAAAATAAATAAACGTCAGATACGCATAGATTGCCCGCCCGAGTATGCCGAACGCATACGCACGGAGCTTATGCAGCTGAAAGCGGCTGACGTGAACACCGACAATAAGCGCGCTCTCATAAAAAAAGAGGAAATGAAACAGGCATTGGGGCATTCGCCGGATTTTTTAGACACATTAATTATGCGGCAGTTTTTCGACATACACGACAAAGCGGAGGGGGCTCGTTTCTCGCCGCTGCAAATACCTAAAAAAAGATGATTGGAAGCATAATATCATTTATCGGCGATTTTGCCAAAACGTGCAACGTCGGAGGCGGAGATGTGTATTTCGAGTGCGACAGTGCCGATTTGATTGCGGTTAAAATCGATACCGTACCGCGAACGAATGACGATGGGCACGCAAATTTCTTTATATATGTCGAACCGCCTGTCTACTCTAACTATATATTGCCGCGAGGCCGTATCCCGCATCAGCAAACTACAGTGCGTGTATATTTCTGCGGTTTTGTTGAGATGCACAGCACGTATGAAAAAGGAAGTACGGAATTTTCCGATAACGATATGACTACCCGTACGCGTCTTGCTGTGCAGGACACGATAGAGCGGCGGCTCGTCCGGCCATTTCTGCAGGCGCTGAAAAAATCGGACATGGCCGCACGATTTCCCGATTCGTTCGCAAATCTGCGTATTAACTACAGGGCGGAACCGCGGTTCGACGCGAACGAAATAAGCATTTATGTAGAATTTCAGTGGGAGGAGGGGCTGTGTGCCGAAGATTATGCGTAAAGTAGATATCCGAGGGGGACAGTTTACATACGGACAACGTATAGAACTCGGACGCATTTTGCAGAACGCGAAACTGTCTGAGTTCGCCAAAATGGAAGCGTGCATGAAATGCCTTGTGCCAAAATGGTCGTTCTTGAATATCCGTGAAAGCATTGCTTGGTGGCCGGAAGTTATAGACGGTTTGGCATACTGGATTAATCGTGAAAATAAAGAGCTTTATAAAGCCCCTACCACGGAAGAGAAAGCTGCAGGTATACTCGACATGCAGCGGAAAATCAGTTACATGGGAGTAATCACATCTCTCGCAAAAGAGTTCGCGACGGACCCAGACACGATACTGTCATGGAAATACGCGAAAGTATTCAATATACTTTATACCGATATGCAGCGGGCGATATTTCACGAGCGGCTGCATAAGAATCGCGAAGAAAAAGCTGCCCGTGCACGAAAAGCGAAAAGACGATGACAACAAGATTCGACAGCGAGCTTCTTCAGCACTTGGAAATGCTGAGGGATGACATAATAGAGACTTCTCGCCGTGCCGGACAGCAGGCAAGTGGACGGACGTATTCAGAAACGACGGCAACGGTAGAGCGCACTGGGGATATTATCGAGGGAGCGATAAAGGCTCCCGGATATTTCCATACTCTCATCACGGGGCGGGGGCTCGGACGCGTCCCGGCCAACTTTACCGACATTATCGAAGAATGGGCAGCCGCCAAAGGTCTTTATTTTATAGATGCGCGAGATGCCAGACGTTTTGCCAATGCGGTAGCATGGAAAATACGCCGCGAAGGGTCGGAATTATACAGAAATCATCTATACGTGGATTTGGTCGACACGCCCGTAAAAAATTTTGAGGCGTGGCTTGAAACGGCATTAGAACAAGCGATGCAAATACTTATCAATGAAGCACTGTCCGTCCCTGCATCATCACAACACGGATATATATTATAGATTATGGCATACTGTCTGAAAAAACCGAAACCAATATGTTCAGCGTACGAGGAGACGGAACTCGTATTGCAAACTGACAAAGGACTGTATGAGTGGGCGCAAGCACATCAAAATGATACAGAAGGAGTTAATATTCTACCGTTAAAAACATCCAATGCAGATGTTGAAATGCCTGTGGGTAGCTCGGTTATGCCGGTCGGCCAACGTCAATTACCGACATTATTTTCAAGAATAGAATCGTCCGGACTTACCAGAATATCAGCAGGTGGAGTGAGCACCATAATACCGTTTACAATAGGGAAATATTACAGTCTTGGTATCAATAAATTAAGTATTAAAACGAGCACCACAAATAACAATTTTGCGGGGGGACGCGTGGAATTGATAATAGACCAAACATTCGGTGATGCATTATGGACTTTAAACACAACGCCATCTCGCAACTTTGTCGATTATATAGAGCGAGCATATATCAATGCTAACCAATTATCTACCGTGAGATATCCGGACATGCAAGCTGCTTTATGTACACAATTTATTGTTCAAAATCCATTTAAAGATGTAACCGAAGCATGGACAGGCCCTGGACTAACTGCATGGTTTAATTTCAGACATTGTATTGGTGTTCCTCAATCTTTTGACTGCACAAACAGACCTTTAGGGTACGTTGAAGTATCACAAATTATGCGCAATAGTAATTCGTTGGGAATAGAATTAGTGTTTAATATAGACAATATTGCAAATGATGATTTAGTACATCCTTTAGTAATTTATGCAGACGAACTGTCGCAACCAGTTGACGTAATAGGTTTTAAAAATGGCAAATTAGTACGACGCCAAGATTCATCTACTACTATTGACGTTGTTTTAAAAACACTAAATCATATTGTTATTTGGACAGACACAACCGCCGTTACATCAGGAGGCACTGGAATTATGCGTATCGATTTTAACGGAACCACTATTTATAATGGGGATGTTAGTTATAATGTTTATAGTAATATTAAAAATATATGGTTAGGTGGCTCCGCTGACGGTAGTTTATACATGGGCGGTCATATTTATTATGTGCGTACTTTGAATACGATTTGGAACATAACCTATGTGCAGAGAAACATGTATTACGATGGAAAAATGCTCGATACGATAATTCCTTATGCACTAACATCCCGATTTGAGGTAAGAGCGATTTATAGATACGGTTATACGGGAGATTTTCAGCCATGGTTCTATTCCGGTGAAACGACAATGCGCTCATCTGTGTCAGACGGTTCGAGTGAAGCAATTCTTTATCCATACGACAATTCTTTTTTAGTAGATTACAAAACGCCGGAAAGTCCCGGCGCCTCGCCAAACGGATTCCTGTTAATGTCGGTCACGGCTGGCAAAATAATGATAAATACCGGAAATGATTATTTGCCGTATCTTCCATCGCCTGCTGATTTGCTCAATTCATTATCGCCTACAGACACGACCTTGCCGATGATTACGGTGAATGTTGAACGGCCCAATGCAAATACTCAGAATGTGGTTTTATCTTCAGAACCGGACAAGGACGGCAAGATAAAATATGATTTAGGATGGATATTTAAATCATCGTTTTTCAACATACGTTCCGGATATTCTGACAACAATTTATACGGGAATTACACTGTTAACAACATTCCTGGGGAAGATACAGCACAAGAAAATGCAAGAAGATTATTCATGCGCCACATATCTCAGTATGGACATATTAGCGATATGCAAACAGAAAATGCAGCAATGCTTATGTCTCCTGCATGTTGGGTATGGTATGAAGGATATCCGCTCGACATGGTTATAAATACAAATACGTTTTCTATAGGTCCATATCTATATGGGAAAACGTTTAATAGTGCATATAAAGCTCAGCAGATTCCTGTAGGGGTAAGTATGGTAGATTTAACAGATACTGAAAGTTGGGAACTTAGAGACTCGTATATTTCATTCCAATATTTTACACCAAAATATCATTGCCGATTAGGATGTATTCCAGATAACCCTTTTTATATAAGATGGATAAATGAAAAAGGAGGATACGATTTCTGGATGTTCAAGTCATATCCATCGGACGAACAGGAGATTGAAGATATCATAAATACACTACCCTATCCTTCCGACCAATACCGCATATGGCATCGCGCAAGTGCCATAGGTCGCAAGCGTATAACGGTAGGCGACGGATTGTTAACACGCGAAGAATTTGAGTGCTTGAAATTCATACCCCGCTCCCCTCTCGTTGAATGGTACGACGAAAGCATCGGCAAATGGCAGACGGTCGTATTCGAAGATTCGATTTCCGTAACATGGAATAGCCGCTCAGGACTTGGGGATATAGAATACACATTTACGCTACCGCCAATCAAATTACAGCAGCTATGAAATGGGAAGTAAAAATACGACATACAGAGGCGGAAGAA